AAGCCAGCGAAGTACAGCAAGCTCAAGTAGTACTTGCCGCTCAAGACATGGTAGACAAGATGCAGAAAATGCTTGAGGATGTCACCGCAATGCAATTCAAAGATCTTCCTGCATTGGTAGATTCAATCAAGAACGAAGTTGGTCAGCAACAAGCCAATCAATTCAATGCTGATGCAACTGCTTCCCTCAGTGGCCTGGTTCAAAATTTACAAGCCAGTAAACAACAAATGGATGCTGCGTTGGGAGTAGTAACAGGTCAGGCCCCTGCTGCCATGGACGCTGGTATGGGTGCCCAAGCTGGCGCAGCTGACTTAGGCGCTGCGGTTGACGATCTGGGTGCGGCCGGAGAAGAATTAGATTCAGCCGCGGCAGCTGCCGGCAACATAGAAGAGCCCGAAGGCGGAGCAGCAGATCTTGGCCGTGAGCGTAGATAATGTTAATTCGCGAATTTGACGAAGGCAGCATCAATATCAAAAAGTTATCCGGATTGGTTGACTTTTTGGCAGGGCGTGCCCAAGATCAAAACGCTAAAAAACAAATCAGCAAACAAGCATTTGTGAATGCTGCAAAAAACATTGGCGTTAACATCAATGATCAAATGTTGGATGAATTGATTCTCAAAGATCCACTTAAAAACATGTTAGAACCCATGGAACCTGGATCAGACATTATTCGATATCGGGGTAACCAAGCAGTGAATACTGCCATGTCAGTGGATACCGCACGAGACATTGTGAACAAAAATGCCAAATCCGCAATGAAACGCGGAATGAACAAATAATCAAAACGGGTAAACCAAAGCTTGACCTTAGGCGTTAAATATAGTATAATCCAAACAAGGAGAAAGCTATGAAACAACTGCTATTGGTTTTGTTAATGTGCATCGGTGGTATGGCATTTGCACACGGACCCGGGGGCTACAGACCTAACTATCATCAGTATCATCACCACAATCGTGCAGATTGGATTGTGCCAGCTCTTATTGGTGGTGCGGTGGTTTATGCTGCAACTAGACCTGTAGTGGTGCAACAACCACCAGTAGCGGTAACATCGCCGCCGTCAGACATTGTTTACATTGATGGCGTGGCATATCGCCGACAGTTGATGTTGGTCAACGGTGCATACCAAGAAGTATTGATAAGAATTTAACATGGCCTATTCAGACAAAGTCATTGATCACTATGAAAATCCCAGAAATGTGGGCAGTTTTGCTACTACTGACGATACCGTTGGCACTGGTATGGTTGGGGCACCTGCTTGCGGTGACGTAATGAAACTTCAAATAAAGGTCGAAAATGGCATTATCACAGACGCAAGGTTCAAAACATACGGATGCGGCAGTGCGATTGCCTCATCCTCTCTTGTTACCGAGTGGGTTAAAGGACGAACGCTTGACGAAGCGGCAGCTCTTAAAAATTCAGAGATTGCTGAAGAACTCGCCTTGCCACCTGTCAAGATTCATTGTTCTATTCTTGCTGAAGATGCGATAAAAGCGGCAGTAGCAGATTATCGTAAGAAGCATGATCTCGTTCACTGATGTCGCAAAAAACAAAATTCAAAAATTAGTCTCAGCCAAAGGCTATGCTGGAATTCGCCTTGGCGTAAAAACTACAGGTTGCTCAGGACTTGCGTATGTGTTAGAATATGTAAGAGAATACACATCTGAAGTTGGCGTTACTAACTACGCACAGGACAATTTTGTAGTATTGGTCGGTGCCAAAGATGATGTTTACCTTCGCGGCATGACTGTAGACTATGTAAGAGAAGGTCTCAACGAAGGTTTTAAGTTTTCTAATCCCAATGAACGTGACCGCTGTGGGTGCGGAGAAAGTTTTAGAGTTTGAAACAAAAATATATAGACCTATACATGGATTGGGCTCAACGAGCCGCTGAACTCAGTCATGCTCGTCGATTAAAGGTAGGCGCAGTGATTGTGAAAGATGACATTGTGATCAGTTATGGCTACAATGGCATGCCTGCAGGTTGGGACAACAACTGTGAAGATGAAGTTTGCCAACAAGACGGAACCGCAGGGTTAAAAACCAAACCAGAGGTATTACATGCTGAATCAAACTCTATTGCAAAACTGGCGAAATCTACTAACAGTGGCCTGGATGCTGATTTATTTGTTACTCATGCTCCTTGTTTGGATTGTGCAAAACTGATCTATCAATCAGGAATCCGTCGAGTGTATTTTGGTCAAGCATACAGAGACAACTCAGGCGTTGAATTTTTGGAAAAATCTGGCATCAAAGTAAACAAATTATGATCACTCAACGTTACAATTACACACCTTTAGATAGAACCACTGTTGATGGCAAACGACATTACTGTTTGCCCGATGGAAGCCGGGTGCCCTCAGTTACCACAATTCTAGATAGAACCAAACCGCAGGAAAAACGTGAAGCCTTGGCCAACTGGAAGAAACGAGTGGGCGAAGCCAAGGCTCAAGAAATCACCACAGAAGCAGCAAACCGTGGCACACGAATGCATGCCTACTTGGAAACTTATGTTATGAGTGGAGACATGAAACCTTTGCCCAACAATCCTTTTGCACACCCAAGCTGGTTCATGGCCGCAGAAGTTATCTTACAAGGCATGCAACCCAACATCACAGAGTATTGGGGTACAGAAGTTCCTGTGTATTACTCAGGTTTGTATGCGGGAACCACGGACTTGCTGGGTATGTGGAAAGGCCGTCCTGCTATCATGGACTTTAAACAAACCAATAGACCCAAAAAACGTGAATGGATTGAGGACTATTTTTTACAACTGGCCGCTTATGCAGCCGCACACAACGAAACACATGGCACCAACATTCGTGATGGTGTTATTCTAATGGCTTGCCAGCCAAAACAACTTTTGGACGGAACATACGAAAAACCCCAATATTTAGAATTTGAAGTCACTGGTTCTGAATTTGATCACTGGAGCAATGAGTGGATGAAACGAGTAGAGCTATACTACTTGTCGCGCTAAATATGTGATAGATCAAGGACTATCACAGTGGCTATTGTTCAAATTTCAAGAATTACAAACCGTAAAGGTTTACAACAAGATTTACCTCAACTTGCTGGTGCAGAATTAGGTTGGAGCATAGATGAGCGCCGCTTGTTCATAGGCAATGGCACACTGGAAGAAGGTGCCCCAGTTATCGGTAACACAGAAATTCTCACAGAATTTTCCGACATTCTAGAGTTTCAAACTACCTATACTTACAAAGGCGAAGCAGCTGGGTACATAGTTCAAACTGGGCCTACTCCTGGAACTCCTGTTAGTCAGAGTTTGCAAAGTTGGCTAGACCAATGGGCCAGCGTCAAAGACTTTGGTGCGGTGGGTGACGGCGTGACTGATGATACTGATGCAATCAATCGAGCACTGTATCAGTTATTTTGCAGAGAAGTAAACCCGCAGATTCGCAGAAGTTTGTTTTTTCCAGCCGGCGTATACAAAATCAATGCAACCATTGTGATTCCGCCGTTTGCTACACTTTATGGTGAGGGCAAAGATAACTCTGTGATTTCCATGGCACCAGGTGACGACAGTGCATTGCGAGCCTACGTGGCCAGAACCGGTGATAGTTTGCAACAAACTGGTGCCAATATTGGAAACAATGGAGCCATAGTCCCACAATATGTAACTGTGAGAGACCTTGGATTTGAAACACAAGACAATGCAGTAGACGTATTTTTAGTAGACTGTGCAACCAATTGTTCATTCAGCGATGTCAACTTTATAGGCCCGCTTACTACAACCAATCTCATTACCGATACAGAAAACATCTCTGGTATAAGATTCAATAGTTCGCCGTCATTGATCTGTCAATCAATAACATTTGATAGATGCACGTTCAGTGGCACAACTTATGGTATCAATACTGAGGAACAAATACAAAGTATCACAGTCAGCAACAGTAGATTTGATACTTTGTACCAAGGGGTTGTATTAGGTGAGGTGGCACCTGTGTCGGGTGGTCCCACAGGATTCAAAATATTACATAATTTTTTCAACAACATTTACGCCGAAGGAGTGTTGTTTGGCGCAATACAGCTAAACGCAACAGGGCACAATATTTTTTACGATGTTGCAAATCACTTTAATGGCACCACAAGTCCTGCTACTTTTGTAATCACTATAGAAAATTCAAACAATGTCTGTATTGCTGACATGTTTGAAAGAACAGATGTATATGCAACTTCTTATCCAAGAATAAATCTTTTAAATCAGGCCAGCATTAGTATGATCAATGGACGTATCATTGATCTTGGGCCTAACTCCATTGAAGCTCAGGCCGAGCAAACGTTGGTTAACAATAGTGTTGATCAAACTTTTTATGCATTTAGTATTTTACTTTTTAGATCGATAACAATTAATTATAGTATTGTTAGAGACACCAGCACACGACAAGGATCATTAAAAATTGTTCCCACTGGCGGCGGAACACTGACCTACGATGATGACTATTCAGAAAATTTATCAACCGGTGTAACATTTTCTGTTACTCAAGCTGGTAGCGATGTTAGTGTTAACTATACTACCAGTAACACAGGCATCGATGGAACCATTGTTTTTTCAGTATCTTCTTTCCGAATTTAATGTGGCCACAAACCTTTTGGCTTAGGCTTGGTGCTTGGGCTGATTTAAGACATCAAGTACAAAATCAGCCTGTGGAAAATGCACTGACTCAAATTAACACCTGGTGGTTTCGATGTCCTTGGCGTCCGTATCATTTACACTGGGATGATCAAGATACTTGGCCTGATCCCTGGGAACTTTTGAGCGACAATATCTATTGTGATGTTGCAAGAGGACTAGGAATCCTGTATACTATTAGCTTGATGGATCATTTACAGTTAACAGATGCAGAATTAGTTCTAACACAAGAAGGACATAATTTAGTCCTGGTGTGTCAAAGAAAATATATATTGAATTGGGAAGAAGATTGCATCGTAAATAACAACCATAAGTTAGAAATTAAACGCACATTGACTCAATCCCAGGTGCAACAAAAATACAATTAAGAGTAAACAATGACGCAAATTACAGTTGTGAAACGAAACGGCCAGCGAGAGCCGTTGCATATCGAAAAGTGGCAAGCACAGGTTGCTAAAGTTTGTAGAGGGATAGCAGATGTAAGTCAATCAATGATAGAAATAAAAGCTCAACCTCATTTTTATGATGGGATTAATACCAAAGAAGTTGATGGCATCACCCTGCGAGCCATTGTAGATCTCATTGATGTTGAATCAAATCCCGACGTTGGTCATACAAATTATCAATATGTAGCTGGTAAACAACGCCTTAGCATGTTGCGTAAAGATGTTTATGGATCTTATGAGCCTCCGAACTTGTATGAAATAGTTAAAAGGAATGTAGATGTTGGTCTTTACACACCTGAACTATTGGAATGGTACAGCGAAGAAGATTGGAATCGTTTGAATGATATCATTGATCATTCCAAGGATGAGCAGTACAGTTATGCTGCCATTGAACAATTAATCGAAAAATATTTGGTTCGTAATCGTAGCACAAAAGAAATCTACGAAACGCCCCAAGTGCGCTACATGATTGCGGCTGCTACGGTATTCCACAAGGAAGAACCCAACAGTGCAAGAATGCGTTATATCAAGGAATACTATAATGCGACTTCTGACGGTTTATTTACTCTCGCTACTCCTGTTCTTGCTGGGCTTGGCACACCCACCAAGCAGTTTTCTAGTTGTGTACTCATTCGCAGTGATGATGATCTTGATTCCATTTTTGCTTCTGGAGAAATGATGGCCAAGTATGCCAGCAAACGTGCAGGCATTGGTTTGGAAATTGGCAGACTACGTCCACTCGGCTCACCCATTCGTGGTGGTGAGATCATGCACACAGGTATGATTCCGTTCCTTAAGAAATGGTTTGGCGATTTGCGCAGTTGCAGTCAAGGAGGTATTCGCAATGCTAGTGCTACGGTGTTCTATCCCATATGGCATCACCAATTCGATGATCTCATCGTGCTCAAGAACAATCAGGGTACCGAGGAAACAAGAGTCCGACACATGGACTACGGAGTGGTCTTATCTGCTTTCTTTTGGCGTAGATTTAAAAACAAAGAAAATATCACTTTCTTTGACCCCAATGAAGTCCCGGACCTTTACGAAGCATTCTATCGGGACACTAAACTATTTGAAGATCTTTATGTCAAATATGAAGCTAGATCTGACCTCCGGAAGAAGACTATGTCTGCAGAAGAAGTGTTCAAATCTGGCATCCTTAAGGAGCGAACAGACACCGGTCGCATCTATCTAGTATTCATTGACAACGTGATGAACCAGGGTCCGTTTG